TACAACTGCTAGAGATAGATTGAATGTAAGAAAGATGTTGATTTATGTAGAGGACAATATTACTTCAATTCTTAATGGATTCTTGTTCACGGGAAATACTGTGAAAGCTAGGGAGCGTGTAAGTTCTTTAATAAATGCGTTCCTTTCTAGTGTTCTTGCAGGAAATGGTGTTCAGAGTTTCGGAGTTGTTTGTGATAATTCGAATAACACTTCTACAACCATTGCTCAGAATATCTTAAATGTTGCTGTATATATTCAGCCAACATACACAATCGAGTTTATTAGTTTGACAGTAACAATTTCTTCGGACTCTGTTTCCGTGAGTGAGGGATAAAACATGCCGGGTGGACTATATATAGAAGGAAGGAATATCAGGAACTTTGCCGATATTCAGAGAAACTATAATTATGAAGTTAGTTTTATAAATGCTGGGAGTCTTATTCCTGGTTGGACTTCTGATGATGTTACTCTAAGAGCACGTTCTTTCACCATTCCTCAACGTGGTAACGAAGCAATAGAATCTAGTTATGGAGCCATGAAACAATTCTTTCCTGGCAAACCAACTTTCTCAAATACTTCGGATATTACTTTTGAAGAAACTGAAAGTCAGGGTGTGGCAACATTTCTTTATTCTTGGCAGCAAAAGATATTTGATGTAACTGCTGGACATTCTAATTATAGCAGGAAGCGTGGAAACAATGCCGCTGGTTCAATTGCCGATACTGGTATTTGTGACCATATTGTTATCACTGCTTATAGAAATGGTGGAGCCGGAACCGATCCTAGTCAAGAACCAAACAAGTATTATCTTTACAATGCGTGGTTGCAGAATGTTGCCGAAGTAAATATCGATTACAATCAGGCTGGAGATTCTGTAAAGTTTAATGCAACTTTCCAATATGATTTCTGGGTATATTCTCCAACCGATCCACAGATTGGTAATGGAAATATTTCTAATCCTGTGATAACACCTGAATCTTCAAACTAAGGTAATAGACAATGGATAATGGACCTGTAACACAAACTACTAGGTCCTTTTATCAGACAAAATCGATACAAAGGACTTACAACTACCATATTTATTTTGAGAATTCTAGTCTTTCTAATTTGATAGATAATAATGCTTGGAATTTTAACAACAGTCATTATTATGCAACATCTATAGAAGTTCCTAATTATGAATTCAAAGATGAAGAATATAGAATAGGATCTTTTGTAAAAACGTTTCCAGTGTTAGAGCATCATGGTTTCGCATTTACTATAAAATTTGAAGAAGATGACCAAGGAACTATTCAAAGTCTTATAGATAAGTTGACTAGAAAAAATATAAAATCTTCTGGATATTATAATACATATGCTAATACAGTTATAGACCAAATTCAAGTTTCTGTTTTTCGCCCAAACGGAACAAACATTTATAAAAGGAATTTCTTCAATTGTTATTTCTTAAAAAGCTCTACGCCAACCTATTCCTATAATAATTCCGAAAAAATAGAATATGATATAACATTCAAAGCCGACCATTTCGAAACCACTTACGGAACTGCTCATTTTGATGAAGATTATAATGCCCCGGAAGACTAAATAAAAGTAACAATTGAGGTAATATAAAAATGGTTGATAAAGTTAAAAGACCTAGAATGGTAGATGTAGATGAAGTAGTTGAAGTTCCGAAAGTTGTAGAGCAAAAACTTGAAGATAATTTTTTTCCTATTGAAGATCTTCCTTCTCGCTATAAGTTGTATCCAGAAGGAACCAAGATTTTCGGAAGAACTCTTAAAGTGTCTGAAGTGAAAAAATTAACAACGATGAATGAAAACAATTTCAATGTTATTTTGAAAGATATTTTAACAGCTACTTTAAGGGGTATAGATATAGAGGATATTTGTGTTGCCGATAAAGTTTACATAATATTTTGGTTAAGGGCTAACACATTTAAGAATTCAAATTTCGTTGCAAAATATAGTTGCGATCATTGCGAAACTAAGAATGAATATAAATTTGATTTAGACAGTTTTGACATAGAATACCTTCCGGAAAACTATGACAAAAAGGAACTAGAGCTTTTGAATAGTGATAAGAAACTTACTTTGGATATTCTTAGAATTCGTGATGAGAATAAGGTAAAGGCATTTCAAGAAAATTTGAAAAATGGTTACGGAAAAATTGACGAAGATGTATTAGCAATGGCTTCTGCAATTAAACTAGTAGATGGGTCTCCGGTTTCTTTAAGACAAGCGTGTGAGTTTATAGCATCTTTAGAAAACGATCCCGAAGATTATGCTTATCTACATTCTAAGATTTTGGAAATGGATTTCGGAGTAATTCCTGAGATTAAACATTCTTGTAAGAGTTGTGGTGAGGTTAACAAGATACCAGTTAGCTTTCGACCGGAGTTTTTTCTTCCCAGATATAGGACTTGATGATATATTGGAGATGGAGTTTCAACTGAGTCTCCATCTTCATATTCCTTACTTTAATCATTTAGAATTTTTTGAAGTAGAGAAGAAATTTGCTAGGCTTCAAGAACATTTCAAAATGATTCAAGAAAAGACTTCTAAAAAGAATGTAGCGGATGGTAATAGATTCTAAATATATGTATGCCTCCGAATCCAAATGATGCTGCGAAAATACTTAACGAGATATATAAAACTTTAGAAACGCTTTCGAAAACTGAATTAGAAAGTGTAGAGAAGATTTTTGAAGAGCATAAAAAATTATTAGAAGCCGATGATAAGATTAAGAATGCTACTAAGAAATTAGAGGCATTGCAGAAAGAAGAACGAAAGACAGAATTAAAAACCGAGATACAAGAAAAGAAAGTAACGGCTTCTAAAAAGATTATTCTGAAAAATCTTACGGAAGCTTCTCGAAAACTTTCTAAGAAAGAGTTTCGAATAGGTTTTGATAATTCTAAATCTACAAAAGATATAGGAGAGATTGTAGGAAATTCTCTAAAGTCTTTGAAGAAATTGTTTCAAGAAAAGGATGCTAAAAAAAAGAGGACTCCATTTGCGAAAGATTCTTCTAAAAGTATTTTACAAAATTTTTCTAAAATGTTTTCTAAGACAGAAGAAAAACCTAAATCAAATAGTCTTTTAGATTTTACTAGAAAAGAAGAACATGCAGATATACAAGAGGACCAATTACACGTATTAAAACAGATTGATTCTAAGATAGATAATTTGTCTATGGAAGGGTCTGGAAGTATTTTTGATTTTCTTAAGAATGGTATATCAAGTCTTCTCGCTGGAGCAGGTGAAGTTGGCGCTGGAGCCGGAGGAGCAGGTGCTGTAGGTCTTTTAGGAAAGCTTAAAGGATTACTCGGAAAAGGTGCTGGTGCGGCTGGGAAGGTCTCTGAGGCTGGTTCTGCTACTACTGAAGCTGCTGGAGCATTAGGAGAGTTAGGAGAAATTGGTGAAGCTGGGAGCATGTTAGGAAAAATTGCTACTCCCTCAACTGCGGTTATTGCTGGTGCTGGATTAGCTAGTTATGGTGCTTATAAATATTTTTCTTCCGAAGATAAAGATGATTCTTCTCAAATAGTTCAGCCTAGGCAATTTGGAGGAGATGTTCAGAAAAATTCTCCATATTTGGTTGGAGAGGCTGGTAAAGAATTGTTCGTTCCTGATAGAGATGGTGTTATAGTTCCGAACCATAGATTGTTAAAAACATCTTCGGAAAGTGATTTGGGAAGTTCTTTTGCAATTATTTTGAATGATTTTAAGACAGGGTTTAACAAGAATATAAATTTGTTTGTAGGAAAGTTTAACAACACATTTACGAATCTTGGGAAAAGCATTTCTGATAGGCTTTCCGAATGGTTTGATGGTGTTAAAAATAGTTTGAGAGATTTCGGAGATAAGGTTAAAAACATTCCTTCGTTGATTGTAAATGGCGCTAAAGATATTATTAAGAATGTTGGAGATGCTGGTAAGAAACTTTTAGGAATTAAAGATAAGAAAGAAACTACAACAACTACTCCACCAGATTTTATGAAGTTTAATAAAAAATCTGATAGTAATGTTTCGGAAACGTCGGATGTTCTTTCTCAATATAATCCAGTTCCAGATGTTCAAATTCCTAAAATTACTCCTGATATTCAAGCCAATACTTTTCCTGATATGCGTGTTCCTAAAGCTGCACCGGAAATTCAATCTAACTATTCTTTGAAAGTTTCTAATCAAGTTTCTTCGGATGATGGTGCATTAGATGAAACATTTTGGATGAAACAATTTCTTCCTACATTTGCATCTGCTATTAAGATTAAAAAAGTTAAAGATTTTTCTATGTCTAGTCCTGTTTCGAGTCCTTTCCTATGATAATAAATCCTAAGTTGATAGACGATTTAGCAAAGACAAATGAAAAGATTGCTTCATTGTTAAGAAAACTTTCCGAAAATAAAGGGATAGAATTAGAAAGTATCTTAAAAGAAATAGAGAACATTAAAGAGAAAAAAGCCAAAGCTAAAAAAAAGAAATTGGTTCCTGTAGACGTAGATAAGAAAATAAATTCTGCCATATCTAATTTTTTAGAGTTGGTTCCGAAAGAAAAAAAGAATAACGAAACAGATAAAGTAAAAAGAAATTTAGGAATCACTATAGGTTCCTTTTCCGAGTTGTTTCCGAAAAATATTTCTAAAAACTCTTCGCAAAAATCTTTGAAAATAACTTTGCCAAAATTTCCTAAAATATCTTCTCAAAAGTCCCAAATAGATTTTACTAGAAATGATAATGATGATTTTGATATTCAAGAAGAAAAATTGAAGACTTTGAAATCAATCTCTTCTAAATTAGATTTAATGAAAGGTTCTGGAAAAGATGAAAAGAAACCAGAAGAAAAACAAGAGACCGCCTTTGATAAAATTAAGAACCTTTTAGCTGGATCTGCTGTTGGTGGTTTAATAGGAAAATTCGGATTCAAAACTGTAGCAAAAACTGTAGGAAAAGTCGCATCTAAAGTTGTTATGCCGATTATGGGAATTATAGATTTAATTTCTAGAATAAAAGGTGGGATAGCTGATTATAATGCGGCAAAACTTTTAGGAGATAATGTAAAGGCAGATGGTGTAATTTATAAAACTGTTGTTGGTGGTTTTGGAGATTTGTTTCAAGGAGCGTCTGGTTGGATTCCGTTTCCATTAGGTCCATTGTTGCTTGGATTAGGAATGTTCATGAAAGAAACCTCTTCTGATTACGATAGTGTAATAGCAGACAAAAGTAATAAAGGAATACAAGACAAACAAAAAGCTGCTTATGCTATGGATAGATTAGACCAAGGAAAGAAATATGGGATAGTTCAATTAAAGCCTTCTACAGATTTAACTTGGCTTTATAAAGATTATGATTCAGATGATTGGGTTCCTTTATTATCTTCTGATGGAAAACCGTTATCTATGCTTT